TGTGCCCCAAATACCGGAGGCAAAAGCCGAAGTAATGAATTCACGTTCCATTCGGATTTTGATCTGGTTCGCCAATTTCTTGGCCATGTCTTCTTCAAGACTTCCCATATCATTGTTGGCAGCCGTTTGATCAGCAACCAATTCCGAAATCGCGAAAACTTCGCAGTCGTAAGATACGCTGCTGTAGGAAGCTCCTGAACGAACTGATTTGGTTCCAGGCGCGAGGCGTTTAGCTTCGTCTCTGAAGAAATCATCTTTGTTCAGTTTACGGATTTTTCCGGTTTCTTTCGCCACATTGATAATTGGCAAAGTTTGAGTCGCAGCAAAATGCTCCATTGGTTGCGTATACGCAAGCGACACGTTGGTGAGGAGTTGATCCTCATGAACTTGTGTTAAAGTTGGATTAGGCATTATTTACTCCTTATGCTCCCCTACCAAGTGACGAACAATTAATGAGGCACGTGATAATATCGTTGGCTGCGCCCGCTACTTCGAGAGTTTCCCCACAAACATATTCGGTCGTGTCGGTCCCTACTACTTTCGCGTCGGCTTGGCCATCGGCTGAGGTACCAATTTGAGTTCCTACGGTTGCCAAAGCTGCGTCGGCAGAAACTGGTGAGATTCCGATGATCATAACGTCAGCGGTTCCGCCGGAAACTGGTGCATTCTGCAAAACTCCAAGTGGTCTGTCCGTTGCGCCTGAGCAAATTACTACGGTATCCTCCGCGGAAAGTTTAACAAACATGTATTGCTTGGTGCTCAAGTCCCCGCCTGCTTTAGCACTGTATGAAAGTACTGGTTTTGAAACAGCCATCTCTTATTCTCCTTGTCGAAGTCGAGCTTTAAGCTCGGGATTGAGATCCATAACTCGAACGTAGGCTTGCGCTTCGGTTAGAGAAGAATCGGATTTACGAAGTTCCAAGGTCTTGGATTTGATTTCGTCTTGGACAGAGCTCTCTGGTTTCCCAGATCCCACTTCCGCTAACACGTTGCTTTTTTCAATAGCAGCATTCATCGCTTCAAGCTTGGCAATGATGTTCATGCGAACATCTTCTGGAAGAGATTCGAGGGCACAGAACAAGTCTGCATTCTCTTCAATTTCACCAGGTACGTTAGGAAGGCTCTCCGCTTTCGCGACAGCTTCTTTCTTTTGAGCAACTTTACGTTGATCTTCCAGTGATTTCTCCAGGTTTTCTCTTTCAGATTTCAATTCGTCTAGAGCTTTTTGAAGAGCAATTCTCTCCACTTTTTCGTCCTCAGCAGACTTCCTTAGCTCTTCTAGTTCACTAGCCAAGTCAATCTCCGGAAGAACTTCTTTGTTATCTTCGGGCATTTCGCCGCCTCCTTCATTTTTAGTGAGAGCAGCGATTGCCCCCGTTTTAATAGAAGGGTCTTCAATAGATTCGAGGGCACTCACCGCAATGCGAAGCGCTTCCATATCCTCTTCAGACCCCACAAAAGATTTCATGATTTCAGGTTCAATCTCAGCTTCCACTTCGAGTGCATCCTGAATCGACTTAGTCATGGCAATGATTTTTTGATTCGCGCCACGCTTAACAAGAGAAACTTCATGTGTCTCCAGCTCGCTTATCTCTGATTTCAATTCATTCTCCATTTTCTTTTCCTATCACTTCGAATTCAGGAAGTGAGTTTTCCGTGACTGGGTTTTTAACTCCGAAGCCACCAATCGAATAACCGGTTATCTCGCCCTTCTTAACCATGTCCCAGGCTGTGTCACCGAGCTTCATTCCAACGACCCAAGATCCTGAGTTGACCAATTGGTCTCCAAGAGCCATCTGAGAGATTTTATGTTTCTCTCTTTTAATTGCTTTCTGATATTCACCGGGAGGGTATGGAACCAAGTAACTTTCCACCGCCACCGCGTCTTCAGAATCTAAAATTAGTGAATGCTCGAATCCGACTCTGCCACTCATTCTGAGCCAGTCATGGGCCGTCTGCTCCACTACGTCTGGGGGAATCCAGTCACCTTGTGCATCCCCAAAAGTATAGGGATCAAGAACTACTGCGTAGATGATTTGTTTCTCGTCTTCAGACTTTAGTATTCTGTCACATTTTAACACACATTCGGGTTGACTGTCAAGCCCAAAAGTGTTAGTAGCCTTATAAATTACAGCGTATGATTTATGAGGAAGAATCTTCTTCGCTATCTCGAGGGCTTTTTGGAGCCTCTGGCTCTGGTTTCGCATCAACCTCTCCTAGGGTAAGGGCCGCTTTTTCTTCATCCATTGGGAAGGCGGACATGAGCATTTGTTTGCCAGTCTCGTGAGGAATTTGTCCTGAGTGAACTGCTTGAATAACTTGAAGCATGAAGGGGAGTTGCTCGGGAGATGCAAATCGTTTCTGCTCATCCGAATCAACCGGAAGGTCAACCTTTCTAAGAAGCTCTTCTTCAATCTCGGGAGTGTGTTTAATGAAGCCGTGTGCCCCAAGTCTTGCAACGTATTCCACGGTGTCCGCCAAGTCAGAGACATTCACTTCACCATGTTTGAATGATGGCCAGAGTGAGCGGTCTACATTATTTAATTCCATGATTTTTGGAATCAAGTGTCGATTGAATACCGATTCAACGCCTTGTAGCACGGACGAGACGGTCAACCCAAAGATGGAAGTTAGGGAGTCCGCTAAGGCTTTTGAGCCGTTAGGGCCGTCACCAAGCTTAAGAAATGTAGCTCCTACGGTTCGAAGGATTGCGCTTTCATATGCTTCGATGGTGGTACGAATTGCGCCACGGTTTGAGTTACCTGTCCCAATAAGCTCAAAGTCCCAGCCGGTCTCTTTACCGTCGATAGAACGTGAGGGGAAGATAAGTCCCGCCCTCTCATCAACACCGATTTCTTGAACAATGTTTTCAAGATCAGCACGTTGTGTGGCAGCGGCAGCGTTTCCAGCTTCGAGCACCCTCGGGGGCACACGCATGATTGGGAAGCCAGCAAGGTCTCGTTGAAAGCCAACGGATTCGAATTCTTGGAGTCGTTTAAGAAAATACCACGAACGGACAGCGTTTCTCAGAATAGAGCGCCCCTCTGGATTGTTCTTGTGCGCGGTGGTGCGAAAGAGTAGACTCTTCTCAATGGGAATGAAAACAACACCCTTATCGGCTCTTTGGTGCATTCCACGAATGCCGCCATCCTCGTCGAACTCCCACTTGTCTAAGGTTTCTTGGGCTCGGATAGAGATCTTTCGGATGCCCCATTTGCCATCGTCATATGCAGAGGTGCTCTTTCTTCGGACTTTAGGGATGACTTCGAAGTATGCCCAACCAAAGACAATCATTGAGAAAATCTCGGACATAAGATCTTCCCAGGAGTGGGACATGTCCGATAAAATTGTTTTGACGAATTTGGCTTGCTCGATAGCGGCCTCGTCTTTGGAGGCGGGTATGCATCCCCAACTTACGCGACGAGCCAAACCTTCGTATGCATAAACAAGAGCACCTATGGAGGCGTCGTTGTCCCGCATTTCGCGGTAAACTCGTGCAGCTTTTGACCCTCGCAGTCTCGGAAGAAATTCTTCGTCAACGTTGCCGGCCTGGGTTCTTAGCCCTGTTGTCCCAATAGGATTGACTTGCTCAGACATTGATTTAATTCTTCCCTCGTGCAATTTCTATGCATCACGCAAATGGAGGTGTCACCCTTATCGAAGCATTCTTTGAGCTCGCAATAACATCGGCTTATTCCGACAGGGTGTTCTAGTGGTATCTCAACAACCGGGGTTGAAGCACAGCTTGCTAAAGTGATTAGCAAAAAGAGAATGATCCGCATGAATTACATTATACTACAGTGTGGCACAAATGTCAAGCACCGAAAAAGGGAGACGGCCGACGAAATGCACCTGGAATGTTTACAGAGCCTGAATAAGACTCATCTAGGATAAGTTCTGTCAGCGCCCAGACCAGCGCATCCACCCTATCGGGAGACTTCTTATCCACATACGGGGTCCATGAGCACATCTGATTCTCAAGATCTGAGAACACACCATGATGAAAAACCTTTGATTGTTCATACTTTGCAGCCACAGGCTCAGCCCTAGTGTGTTTCCTCTGGGTTGCATTAACACCTTTCACAGGAACGTCGGGGTCCACTGTTTGAAGAGTGAGTCTAACCATCTCGCCGCCCTGATTCTTTTCCGCCACAATCATGTCCGCTTGAAATTCATGGTATGCGGCTACCGCCACTTGAGCCCACTCATCGGGGGAGGCCTGTAAAGACCTATCTGCCAGGACATAGCCGTTGCCTTGTGCGTCCTTTCCACACACTACGATGCCGGTTTCATCCCCGGTCGCCGTGATTGATGGATCAACACCGACTACGATTTGAGTGAGGGGAGGCAACTCTTTGATCCGGAGGGTGTCTAAATGATCTCGTTTCCAGAGAGCACCTGAAGATTCGGTGAGGATTCGACCCTCAAGTTCTTGCTGCCCATATGATGTACCAGCGTATTTGGACTCTACATCTTCAATGTAGGAGGAGGCTAAGTTGTCGGCATTGTCATAGGTAGAGCCTGAGGTTGTGATGGTAGATTTCCGATTCATTAAATTTATGAGGAACGGAAGTGGTCTTGGGGTCGTGGTAATGATGCAACGGGGTTGCCAGTATCGATCCCGAAGCCTAAGACCCATTTGCAGATTGTCCCACATCTCGTCAAGCTTCTGCCAAGCTGCCAACTCATCACACACCGCGAAATGAAACTGGGGTCCACGAAGAGAATCGGGTTCCTCGGCTGAAAAACATTTGATGACCGCTCCGTTTGAGTAGGTCACCTGGCGCTTTGAGGGCTCGTATAGAGGCCTATCTTTGTAAGGGTAGATGGAGAGCAATCCGGAAGGTCCGTTGATTAGAACGTCTCTCACGTCGGCCGCGGTACGCCCAATCAAAGCAATGCGAGGAGCAATAACAGTTTTTGAATCAATGAATTGTTTCACCGCCTCAACAGCAGTCCGAGTATTGTGAGTTGGAATCATTGACTCCGAGCACAAAAAAAGCCGAGAGATTGAGTCAACAGCAATACATCGCATAGGGATTGTAGGAATCTTCTCTATTTTGGTTATATATCTCCGTGATTGTCGTTTAGCTTGCTTTCCTGGTTTTTTGATTCTTTCAAGTTTACGTGATAGTCTGAAAACTTGAAAGTAGGGGGTAAAATGTATACGATATTTATCTTTCTTCCTCTCACCGTATAAGTATGATGCATGTTTATTAATCGTTGCTTTTATACCAAGAGTCATTAGTAGTTCATACATCCCACGTGCGATGTTTTCATTTGTACTGCAAAATTCACAGTTACCATTGGACTCAATAGAACCATCTGTATCCATCAATCCTTGCACAAGCGCAAGACGCTGCTCATAAGAACCTCGGAGATATGGCTTGGGTATGTGCTTATTGTTGAGTACATTAATCTCACGTAAAAGCGGTATAAGAAGTTCACTATCCTCTGTAGCATACCCTCCATCACTGCTACTGCCATCCCCAAGCCATAACCCCAATAGGTATGGGTCTAATGGGTAATCTTTTTCTGGTAGGTGAAGCGCCTCGCAAGTATTTATTGAGTAATTCACTTCTCCAGAATGGTGATATACACTATCTACCATCTCAGCCGTTGTCCGTACTTTAGGCCTACAAACGGGGTTTCTAGCTCTTCCCGTTGCCTTACGAGATGCTTTGTCATCACAAAACCACTCGTGTTGTCCTGAACATTCAATCTCAGTTCCATCAGAAAAAGTAAGTTTGTAGCAGTCCTCCCCAAACCAGTAAGGACTCACATATGTAACTTTACATGTGACACCGTTTTCATCGAAGACTTCATCCCCCTCCTGAATCTCCCCAATCGTAGTCCAACCCATTGGCGTAACTATGCGTAATGATTCGGGAAAAGCTTTCCCCCAGCCCCTCCCGGCAAGGACGAGCCACGTTCTCCAATCACCCTCCGGCATCACTTGCTCAGCTCGTGCCCAGAACTTCCAGTGAAATCTTAGTGCTGCCTTCTGTTCTGGTTTGAGTCTCGCCATAAAGGCATCACGCTGTTCTTTTGGGAGACGTGCTAGCTTTGAGGCTTGGGATTCGGACATATGGTTTCCAAGATAGAGTCAAGTTCTTCGGCCGCAAGTTGGAGGTCAGAGTCAACTTCAGACTCCGTCTCAGGGCTTTGAATCTTAGAGAGTATTTCAGCGGCACGTAACCGATGTTGAGGTTGGTGGTCTTCGTCATACATCATTTCTGTGAGGAACTGTAGGATCTCCTCGTAGGTTGCAACACCTTCCATTTTGGAAGAGTATCAGATTGAGGCAGAATTGTCAAGATCTTGCTGCGTTTAGGGCGTAGAGCCGGTTTAGAATCTCTTCCTTGAAGTCTTCATTATCCTCGGTGAAAGGCGGCACTTCGATGTCGGACCAGCCGTAGGCTTCGAGCACCCTCCGGTCTAGTTCCTCATGGAGGTCCCTAA